AAGTGTTGACATCATCTTACGATCGTCTCTAATCTCACCTGTATTCGAATCGTACACAATTTTATTTCTGTAACGAGCCATAATATCTTTTAAATATTGCTCAGCTTTTAACTTAGGTAAATTACCTACGTCAATATAAAATATTCTTCTCTCAGGTGCTCTAGCTATTCTGTAAATAACTAATGCATCTTCCATCATCTTTAATTGGTTGACAGGCTTAATTGCTCTGTGTAAATGACCAATTACTATATTCTTATCATAATCCAATAGACCAGATGGCACGAAACAGATTGCATCTGTGTTTATTCTTATGCCCTGATGAGCAGTAGTAGAATATGTTGGATTATAAGTTAATCCTTTATCATTATAAACAAAAAATTCTTCAACAGATTTAATTAGATCTACGCCAGTATCTCTGTCTTTTTCTTTCTTAACCTCACGTAATTTTTTAATTTTTCTAGGATCAATTTGAATAAGTTCTAAAACACCTCTTCTTGGGTTTTTAGTATCAATAATCTTTTGAAAATATAATCTACCATCTACATACCAACGTCTAAAGATATCATAACCTTTATCGTTAAAATCTAACAACTGTAGTATCGTGTCGAATTCTTTTTCAATAGTATCTTTAATATCATCAGGTATGTCAAGCATATCTAAATTTACTTTGACAATTGCTTCGTCATCTATTGCTGCAATTGCCTCAGTTAAAATTTCATCAATCGCGGAGGTGGTATCTGGATATAATGCGGCTTCTCTATAACGAGTAATCAGCTCATATTCAGACTTTGTAGTTGCATCCAAGTCAACATACGTACCAAAATATCCACCTGCTTGTACAGTAGACGCGCCATCATCTAATATAGGTGTGGCGAATCCTTGTTTATTTTTTGTTATCGGTTGGTCATCTGCATCATCTCGACCAAAGGTAAAGCCAAATAGCTTAACTGCCATAATTAAATTCTTTCAAAAGTATTACTGTTTATCTTGTTCAACCGGTACGAAGCAAAGCAGCCGCTGCAGGCGTTTCCACAATACTAAATGTCTGATATTGAAACGATACTCCAAATGTTGAGATTTGGTCGTTACTACCAAAATCTAATTGAACTGGTCCAACTTCCACCGGAAAGGCTCCATCCAATTTATATTCTCTTAAAATATTATCGTTACGATCCTTTTGAAAAATACTTATTACCTTTTGGTAATCATTTGGGTTTTGTAAACCCGTTTTATTTAATCTATCCTCAATAAGATTCATCCACGCCTCTAATGCGCTTCTAACAGTAAACTCACTGTCATTAATTACGGAACAACTAAAAGGAGCAAATTCCTTATCGCCTGCCAATTTAATTAAACGGCCTCTATAATAAATGGGAGTAACTCCCATCGTTTGCCCAGGCAATTCCGCGGTAGTTATTAAGAACCTTCCGGTTTGTCCAGCTTTTTGACCTATACTACCTGGGTAATTAATAACTACCTCAAACTGATTCGGTCTTGCGCCGCCGCCGCCTAATTTTGTTTTGAATTCTGATATATCCATTTGGATCTCCTATTAAGCGCCAACTTCTTCGAAAGAAATACCGCTTCTTGTTGCTATGAAATTTAACTGAATAAAATTAATAGCTCTTGATGGTTTAATGAAAATATCTGCAGTAAATTCATTTCTGTCTATGACTGCGGGAGTATTATTAGTTTCATCGCAAACTACTTTAAATTCTGTTATGCCCCTACGACCTTGTACATCTCTTAAGAATGGTTCCACAATATTCTTAAATTGATTTCTTGTAAATGGATCGTTGAATTCGAATAACTGGAATTTTGCTGCAGTTGCAATAGACTTCTCAAGAACAATAAACAATCTGCGAACATTAATTCTATCGAATGCACTTGGTCTTGATAGAAGAGTCTTATCTCCAAACAATAATGTGCCTTGACCTGGGAATGTTACTACAGGATTAACACCGCTCTTGTATAGTATGTCTCTATCTGTTTTAGTAGGTGAATAAGCTAATTTAACTAAATTCTTAATTACGCCTCTATTGTAACCTGCAGGGGAGAACCAAGGATCAGATATTAGATCTGTTCTTACTGCAAGACCAGCAATGTCGCCGTTTAGGGGAACATATCTGTACTTGTCGTTATATCGGTCATACTGATATTTCCAACCAGTATCTAGAACTGCATAAGATGAGGATGTTAATTGATTTCTATAAGTGACAATCTTATCTGCTTGCCCTGTGGTATTAACAACATCTACATAAGGTGGGGAAGCAAATACTACAGCGTCTCTTCTTGATTCGGCAATAGCAATCGCAGCATTAACAGCAGATACTGCAGTTGTTGGTCCCATCGGAATTAGACCAATATCATACAATTCGTCATTTGAGAATAATGCATATCCTGTTGAAACATTTCCTGTAGAAACGCTATCTCCTGAAACGCCGCCGGTTAATGTGGTTGTTACATTTGCCGCTAAACTTCCAAATGCTGTTGATTTTGCTTCAGCTCCCCAGCTTGTAACTTCCAATGGATGATCTAAAGACCAAATATATTCCGATTGGTTATTAATTATATTCTTATAATAATTAGTTGAGCCGTCGCTATTCTTAGCATCAGATGCCTTGGATACGTAAGCATATTTTTCTAAGATTGTACCTGCAGTACCTGACCAAGATCCATCCGCGTCTATAACTAAAATATGTAGTTCATCATTGGAACCAGATTTTTCGCTAACATATGCAGATGTACCAGGAGTGCCGTTAAACTGCGACTTGTACAACCATGTACTATAAGTTGCAGAATCCGCCATAGAAACCTTAATAGAATTTCCTAACGCACCAGGGTATCTTGCAGCAAATTCTCCAAATGCGAGGCCACCTGAAGAATAATTTAGAATAAAATTCTCGTCGTTAGTTATAACGGGAGGAGCCAAAGATATATTTGATGTTGCACTAAATACTGCCACACTATTTTCTAAAATAGAAACAGTATTTGCATTGGAAGTATACCCAGAACCCGCATTTGTTATAGTAACAGATTGTAACGGATATTTAACTATTGCGTTTGCTGCGACATTTGAAGTAATATAATTTAAATCAGCTGTTGCAGGTATAATTAATACAGACGGGGTACCTACATAACCATATCCATTTGCAGTTAGAGTTAATGTACTAACAAATGCACTAATACGAGCTTGAACCGCAGCATTTGTGCCGCCCAATAGATTATTTTTATTAATTGTTACGTTAGGAATAAAGTCGTATCCAGCAACACCGGGGTTGTCTATAGTAATACTATCAATATACCCATACGCAACGTTTGCAACTACGGTTGCATTAGTCCCAACGTTTGCGCTGTTTCTATTAATTGTTACGTTTGGTGCACCTATATAACCATTACCCTGTGTTACTATTGTTACACCGGTAATGTTGCCATTGGTAATAACTAAATTTGCTGTGGCATGTACACCGGTAGCGTCAATATTACCAGAGAATACGATATTTGCATTAGCATCATAATTAGATCCAATAACAGAAATATTGGCATCTCTCATTCTAAATCTTACTACTAGATTTGCTCGTGCAGATGTTGAAAATTGATTTTGAATTACAACATTTGATAAGGCGGTATAATTATTACCGCCATTTAATACAAATATATTAGATATTTGTCCGCTTGATAGTGTTGCAGTCGCAGTTGCACTACTTGAAGGAGAACCCCCGACAAAGCTAACAGTTGGCGCGGTATTATATCCAAAACCAGTACTGGATACTGTCAAACTTGTTACCTTACCATTACTAGTATTTAAAACTGGAGTGCCTGTCGCCCTAGTAATAACAAATTGATCCACATCAAAAAAGGCAGTTAAATTTGCAGTAGAGGTAAAATATATTTGGTCGGTTGTATTATTCGCAGGAATGTTAACCCCCGTAACTGTACCGGTGGGTCTAGTAACCGCGTTTCTCGCAACACCCTTATCCACTACACGAACTACTTTTAAATTATTACCATACGATAAGAAATTTGCAGCAGTAAAAAAGTATCCTGCAGTAGTATCGTTTGGTTTACCAAACGCATTAACTAAATTGGTTTCTGAATCTACAGTTGTTACTTCTTCTACAGGACCCCATTGGAATGCGCCTGCGAACCCTCCAGATGTGGTTGCAACTGTTGGGACAACTGTTGTTCGGTCCTGTTCCGTTACTACAACGCCAGGTGAAAGCTGAAATGCCATCGTCTTCTCCTTGATAATTTTATAGATATTTGTCTATATTATGATTTCTATTTA